CAGCAACAATAGCACAAGCAGGAGGAGGATTTGAAGGGTTCGCAGGACCCGTCAATACTAGAGCATAATGTCAGGATTAAGTGCATCAGGTTTAAAGACAATGATTAAGAACTATACCGAAGTAAGTGCTACGGTTTTTACTGATGCTATATTAGAAAATCTTATTTTAAACGCTCAACAAAGAATTATGTACGATGTGCCTATCGATGCAGATCGTAAACAACAAAGTGCATCCTTGATTGTGGGACAACAAACTTATAATGCACCAGCGGGATGTCTATTTATTCGAGGAATTCAAGTCTATACAGCTACCGATGGAACCATCACAGGGGCCAATAATTGGCTTATAAAGCGGGATCAAACTTTTTTAAATGAATATATTCCAGCTAATACTACAACAGGAAGCCCGAAATATTATGCTATGTTTGGAGGGGCTACAGCTTTAAGTGATACGACTTCAGGCAAATTGATGGTAGCACCTGTTCCTGATGCGACGTATGCTTTTCAAATTCACTTTAATATAGTGCAGTCTACTTTAGAAGGTGATAATACCAATTATATTAGTTTAAACTTTCCTCAAGGCCTATTGTATGCTTGTTTAGTAGAAGCATATGGATTTTTAAAAGGGCCAATGGAGATGTTGACACTCTATGAAAACAAGTATAAACAGGAAATAGAGAAATTTGCAGCAATGCAAATTGGAAGACGTAGACGAGACGATTATACGGATGGAACAATTCGTATACCAATCGAGTCTCCGCCTCAATAACAAGGAGTAAATTATGGCAATAACATCAGCAGTGTGTACATCATTCAAAGTTTTAATACTAAAAGGTCAAATGGACTTTACAGCTTCGACTGGCGACACATTCAAAATTGCTTTGTATACAAGTTCAGTAACTCTGGGAGCAGGTACAACTGATTATAACGCTACTAATGAAATTACAAATACATCCGGAACCGCTTACACGGCCGGAGGAGAAGCGCTAACGAGCGTCACTCCAACGTCTAGTGGCACGACTGCGTATTGTGATTTTGCGGACGTTTCATGGACAAGTGCTTCGTTTACCGCGAATGGGTGTTTAATTTATAACACGACAACTGGTACAGGCACAGGAACAACTGATGCTGTAGCTGCCATTGCTTTTGGTGGAGACAAAACAGTTTCAAGCGGGACTTTTACAATTCAATTCCCAACAGCTGACGCTTCGGACGCTATATTAAGAATAGCATAAGGAGGAATTCCTTATGGCTGATTCAACAGTTACAATTGCCGTTACAACTGGCACACAATATGTAACGGGTAATACCAGTAGCATCTATACGTTTGATGGTTCTCAGCCAGCAAGCTTTACTTTTCCTTGGGTCGCAAGTGGTACCGTACGGTTAGAACAATCAGGTTCCACTAATGATGGTCATCCTTTAATTTTTTCTACTTCCAACAGTAGTGTTTTAGCTACAATGCGTGCCGGAATTATTTCTTCCGGAGTCACTTATTATTTAGACGGATCAAGTAATCAATCCGATTATACCAATACAACAACTTTTAATGCAGCTACTACCCGTTACATAGAAATTGCACCTACTTCAGAAACAGATTTTTATTTTGCCTGTTGGGTTCATGGTATTGGCATGGGAGGTATTATGGACCTTAGTCTTGATACGTGGGGTGCTAATGCTTGGAATTATAATTCATGGGGTGAACAAGATGGAGTCAGTACTGCTCTAACAGGTCTTTCAGCAACTGTTTCATTAGGCACTGCAGTTGGCAACACCAATGTAGGTTGGGGTTCCGATAAATGGGGTGAAGGTGTCTGGGGTATCGATACTTTAACCGTGAAGCCTACGGGAGTTGCAGCTAGTGCTTTATCAGGTCCCATTACTTGGGGCTATCCAGGATGGGGTGGAAGTTCATGGGGTGGTGTATTTGTATTAGAAGTCGCTGATGTAATGGGATTAACTGGAGTCTCAGCAACAGCTTCTATTGGAAGTCCCGATATTAAATATTCATCTACACAAATACCAACCGGTGTAAGTTCAACCGTTTCTTTAGGATCTATATCTATAAATGCTGGAGCCGATCACACTCAAGGATTATCCGGACAAGTAGCCACTGCTTCAGTTGGATCATTTGGTTTTGCATGGATTGATTTTCCAAGTGGAGTTTCTGCTACAACTTCTCTAGGAAGTCTTGCAATTTCTAGTGTTGAATTAATAGATGTTACTGGTGTTTCTACCACAGCTAGTGTAGGATCAATTAGTCCTACTGAAATGGCTATGGGCTTGACAGGAGTGTCAGCCACTGGCAGTGTAGGATCAATTAGTCCTACTGAAATGATGATGGGATTAACTGGAGTTTCTGCTACAGCCAGCGTTGCTAGTATGACAACATCCAGCGGTGGCGGAATTTTTGCCTATGCGGATATTGACACAGGTTCAAATATTACGTATACAGATGTAACAGCACCTTAAGGAGAAAAATAAATGGCTTCAAGTTATAATAATTTAGGTATCGAATTACAGGCAACGGGTGAAAATGCCGGTACATGGGGTACCAAAACTAATACAAATTTAAATTTAATCGCAGAAACATGGGGTTATATCTCCATTGATATGGCGGCGGCCGACGTCACACTTGCAATGACAAGTGGTTCAAGCTCAAACGCCAGAAATTATATTTTAGAATTAACAGGAACATTAGCTGGTACTAGAGTTTTAGATATTCCAGCTCAAGCAGGTTCACCTGCAGCAAATATTGAAAAAGCATTTATCGTTGTTGATAAAACAAACAGAAGCGGTTCCGCTTATTCTTTAACTTTTAAAGTTACAGGCGCTACAGGAGTTACTTTACGAGCACTTCCAGCAGATAAATCAAGTGCACCCGTAACAACTTTTGTTTATGACAATGGAACAGATATTATTGATGCCTCGAAAGATGTGGCCATTAGTTTTACCAATGGTCAGTACATTGCAGATAATAGTGGAAATGAATTATTAACTTTTGGGGTTGTAGCCTCGGCTGTTAATGAAGTTAAAATCACGAATGCAGCTACAGGAACTGCAGGTCCAATTATCGCGCCCACTGGAGAATCTAATGTTAATCTTCAATTAAGACCCGCAGGAACGGGAGCCATTACTGTAGGAACATCGGCAGCAAATGCGACTCTTACTTCCAAGGGTGCTCACGATTTAATTTTATCAACCAATGAAGGTTCCAGTTCAGGAACTATAACTATAACGGATGCCGCTAACGGAAATATTACTCTTACGCCAAATGGAACAGGAGAAGTTCAAGCTACTGATCAAGCAGATGCAACCGCAGCAGTAAAAATTGCTGGAAAAGAAACTATTTTTGTTCCCGCACAAGCAATGTTTGGAACAACAACAAATGGAGCTGATGCTCAAGCAGTTGAAACTACAGCAGTTCGACCTGAATTAAAGGTTTTAGATTTTGATCCATCTACAAATGAATATGCACAATTTTCTATTGCGATGCCAAAATCATGGAATTTAGGCACAGTAACTTATCAAGTTTTTTGGAGTCCAAGTAATACGAATACGGATGGCTGTATTTTTGCTCTTCAAGGTGTGAGCTGTACTGAAGGCGACACAGCCGATGTAGTTTTTGGAACAGCTGTAGAAGTTGAAGATGATGGAATTGGAACTATCGAAGATGTACAAATGACTGCTGAGAGTGGTGCAGTAACAATTTCTGGATCTCCCGCTGACAATGATTATACATTTTTTCAACTTTTTAGAAACGCAGCAGATGGTGACGATGACTTTACTGGTGATGCACGAGTAATGGGAATTAAATTATTTTACACTACAGACGAAGCTAACGACGCATAGGAGAATTAACATATGTCTTTTGGATATCAAGTTTTAGGATTTGGAGCAGGAGCAGCGGGAGCTGCCCCCTATAACGTTGAATATTTAGTCATTGCGGGAGGAGCTCAAGGAGGTCGAGCTCAATACCATAGTGGCGGAGGAGGAGCTGGTGGTTATAGGACTGCTGGGTGCTATGAACTAACTTCAGGTACTCCATATACAATTACAATAGGCGCGGGTGGAACAGGACCTTATCCTGATCCATCGTGTTCACCTTTTCATCCAGTTCCCGCTGCGAGCGGCCAAAATTTTGGTTCGAACGGTAATACTTCAGTTTTTGCTGGCATCACTTCTCAAGGTGGTGGTGCAGGTACAGGACAAGGACCTACCACACCCGGAATGCCAGGAGGATCTGGGGGAGGAGGAGGACATAATTTGCCCGGCGGATGTGGCAGTATGGATAATTTCAGTAACCCTGCACCTTCTCAAGGATATGCTGGGGGAACAGCCTCCCATAGTGGACCTGCCCACGGAGCTGCGGGCGGTGGCGGTTCAGGCGCTGTCGGAGAAAATGGGACAGGACCACAAGGAGGTCTAGGTGGAGCTGGAGCATGTAGTGCAATTTTATGTTCAGGGTCTTG